GTCGCATCCTCAACATCACGGAGTCTTTCGAGTGAGATGATTCCTGTTTTATCGGCACGGAGAGAGAGGATATTTGGAGTGCTATTTATCACGCTCAATATGGCTTGAATTGCTTGCATCCGAGTTGAACCGACGAAAGTCATTCCTTCAGGCAGAATGACAAATGACTGATTGATGATTCGCCCGATTGGTGGAGCGTATGCGCTATTGGCGATAATATCCTTGATGACCGTTGCAGCATCGGCTTGATAATACGAAGGATTCACATCAATGACTTCTCTTGCTAAATATCCAAGTGAATCAAGAGCAGTGATTTCAATTGACTGATTGGATTCGGTGAGTTCAGAAACGAAGCCGGTGAACACCAACGGAGGATTCGCCCAATTCCTTGGTGATGCGTATATTTGGATGGTGTCGCCAGATTTGATAGTTCCTGAACGGCGACCGGCGAGGTTATTGAGTTCAATAGTGGCGCGAGCAGGGGCGTTCAATCGACGAGTCATTTTGATTCCGAGAACTCCGTGCAAATTGTGATTCCCATTGATGATGACCGATGGGGCGCGAGGTGTTGCCTCATCTCTTGACAAAGCACCATACAAATTGCGGTTCATAATTCTCCGAGAGCGAGCGAAGAATACCTTATGCGCCCAACCATTCCTAAGACCGCCGAGGCTCATCCTCTTGGGTCGATTAGTCCATTGTAGCCCTTCGGGATTCCAACCTCCATTAGAGAAGCCTAAACGCCCCAAATTGAATGTTGGTTGAGGGAGAATTGCTGAAGAATATGCTCCTTCGGCCGGGCCGGTTGTCATTGCGAATCCACCTCGGGGTCCACCACCTCGCCGACCAATTATGTCATAGGTATCGGGGAATCCTGACGCTCCGAGATATTGATAGCCGAATCCGTTGGGGTTTGCACCGGTGTTTCCGTGCAAGTGCGGGTCAAATGGGCGAGGTGTGGTCAAAGAAGTGTAGCAAGCCGTTGATAGGCGGTCGCGTGACCATCCAGCGTCTAAGTCATCGGGGTATGGAATGAAGTCGATTCCCCAATCAGTTGGATAGTGTTGGGGTCGTTCAATGAGTTCCTTCTCGGAGTGACTTGCTTGGAGTGTTGGAGCGGGTCCGTTTCTGATTGCCTCATGTGAAGCATCCAGCCAAGCCTTTGATACCCACCGAGCGAGAGCAGTTCTCGGTCGGCGTGGGTCCGAACCAAGTGCCTCCACTTCGTCAAGAAAACCTTTGTCGGGAGTGATGACCATCTCGGTATCAGCAGGTGCTCTCACCAAGCGGTGAAACCTCTCCAACGAGTCATCCATGCCTCTTGAGAGGCGATGGGTGGTTTAAGACGATATTCAATCCCAAAGTTCGTCAAAGGTTGGCTCTCGGCCAAGTTCAGCGATGAGTGTTCTCTTTTCAGAGTTCAAAGTGGTGTAGCGGCGACGAACAGCGGTGCGTGATAATTCACCATCACAGGTGAGGTTTTCAGGTGAAAGAGCACATTCAATTCGTTGAAGTTCAGCGATAATTTTAGCGTCACTTCGGCTTGGTCGAGTGGCGGGGAATACTGCACCATCGGGGATGATGGTGATTAACTTAGCCGACTTGCCGACAGTCCAAACAGTGCCGATGCTATGGGTCTTTTGACGACCGCGAATCTCGGTTTGTTCAATTTTGACGCTCTTCTGATTGACTTTCTTAACGATGCCAATTGTCTTCTCTCCATTTGGTCGCCCAAACGATACTTTCATTCCTATTTTCAATTCCATTTCAATTCCTCTTTTTTCTGTTTAGCATCAAGCCCAAGTTCCACACCATGAACAAAGGTCGCCTTCACCGCAATAGTGTGGTTGGCCACAGCATTCGCGGATTGCGATTATGTCTTGGTGGGTGTCAGGGGTGTCTGCCATGGTTAATCGTAGTCGCCACTACTATATCAATGGTTCGGAACATATCAATGATTCAAACACCAAGGGGGTGGTTGAATCACAGCCGTTTTCTTATTGAGTTCAATATCAAACACCTGACGGGAATCCTTGGATTCCTTCTCCTGTTGCGGTTGATTGGAAGTTGAACGCAACACCACCATCCGACGGATGGAATAATTTTGAACCAGCGTGAGGTGTGGTGAACCAAGAAAGTTCGTTGGTTTTCCAAGACAAATCCACTTCACCTGCATCAAATCCCCAGAACCTTTGGTATCGGATTTGACTCGCAAGGTGTGGAAAGTCTTCGTTTCCTGCAAGTGTTTGAGCCGAGCCAATGGGAACCCATCCAACCGTTTGGTCGTATCTCATAGATGGAACGGAAAGCCATCGCACATTGATTGAACGAATCACTCGGTCGGGAGCGGTTGCATCGTCGTCGAACTCATAGGATGGGAACCAGATGTGTTGAAGGTGACGCATTGACTTGGTTGTTCCATTTGCATAGGCGGGATATGGAGGGGTATCTATTTCAGGCCAAGCGGGTGATGTGGATGGTTGAGCATATCCACCGCGATACTGAACGGGTGGAGTTCCATCAACAGTCAGTGGAGTTGATGGCCATTGTAGCGGGGCGAGAGCACTTTGCTCCACACCTGCGGCATCTCGGTTCACCAATCCAAACAAAGCGGGGTTGGAACCGGTCATGGTGAATCCCATAACCAAATGATATTCTCCTGCTCCGTTGGTGGTCAGTGTTGGATTTTCATAGAAGGTGTCGATGTAGCGACCCTCGCTGACTCCGTTGTATGTTGGACCCATGAACAGGGTTCGAGTGTCACCGAGGCCATTGATTGAACTGTATTGGCCAACGAGCGGCAAGCGTGAATCAAACCTCGTCATCAATGTTTGACGATTCGCCCATGTTTGACCGTTGGCCGTTTGCCTATCTTTCTTGATTGCTACAACCACCGCTTTGTCGTTTTCATCAACGATTGCATCATAATAGTGAACGGGCTTTCCTGTATTGGTATTGCGAGAATCGGGTGCTAAACCGACCACATGACAACACTTTGATTCACTAAACGAGTATGTTCCACCAACACCACCTTCTCCGATATTGACATAAATCGCTCCATCTCTTCGGTCGGCATCAGAAAAGTCGGATGATGCTAATCCCCAATAGAAGACTACGGGTGTGTTGTCTGAACGGAGAGTGACTTTTGGCCAGCAATTGAAGTTCGAGAAGTGAGGCATTTGAGAAGCGAGGTTTTGACCAGCGGCGGTTTGTTGCCCATTGACGACTTGCCAGCGACCGTCGGGTGGTTTGCCATCCGTGGTCAAAGGATTCCAATCAGTGAACGAAGACTCTTCGGGCAATTTGGTGGTGTATAGGATTCGGGTTTGGTCGTATGAATACTCACTATTGACTGCTTCAAGTGGTTGAGCAACCGATAAGTGCAATCGGTCTTGAGAATCGCACACCAGCGAAGGCATTCTCAAATCCCATCTCGTTCCACCACCAGCGGGAACTGCCGAATTGAGTGGAGATTGCATTATGACAGGCGTATGAACAGACCAATCCCAATCATAAACGGGTTCGGGGTTGTAGCCGACCAGATGGCAATCGGCTTTGTGATAATACAAGCGATGCGCTCGGTGGGTTGATTCGTCGTTGGGGTTCACATGGAGTTCAACAACGGCGTGAATTGTTCCTTTGGAATCCGCTGCAAACGCCGCTCCAAGCAAGCGAGCCTTTCCACTGTATGCTGATTGAGTTCCCATGCCGAGAACCGCCATGAGAGGACCCACCTCATCCTTGCCAGCACCGACCGTAGTATCAGGTGATGAACCCTCCATTGACCGCCGAGAGAAGAAAACATCGGAGTGCAGCGGCTTCTTCATGTGACACCATTGAGCCTGATTGTCCGACGAGGCTTGAATTGACCTCTTGATGACGAATTGATGGAGAGTTCCATCGAATGTTCTAAGGATTCGCTGACCCTTTCCAAGTCCATACCGTGAAGACAATTGTCCGAGTGGATAGGTGAATGGTGTTGATTCGGTTTGTTCGGTGTGAGATGCGTCAATGTGGTCGCCCTTCGCATCATATTGACCAATTCCCTGTGCTGAAACAATCGCTCCAGAATCCCAGAATGGCCGAGCGGTTTGACTCACATGAACATCAACGGATGAAAGCAATTGCTCCGAGGTTGCGAGCACATCAAGTTCGTGCATCTCCGACGCTCGACTCAACAACAGGGGAGCGTATCTATTGCTCTCAATAAGTGCAAGGTCGTAGTCCGTGGCGGGAAGAATCGGCATGGCTGCGGCGTGAAAGTGGTCAGTTGGGTGGTCTTGCCAAAACAATTCCAATCCAGAAGTTCCAGAAACAAAGGGTCCATGAACTCGTTGAAGGTTGCTTGAATATCCACCAACCCGACCGCCTGAAGTTGTTGCGAGGGGTCCATCCCATAGATTTGTTCGGAGATAGTATTGGCCAGCGGCAGGGCGAGTTCCACCCGCGACAGCCGGGGGTCCTGTTTTAAACCCCATATTGGCTCCCATA